CTTGTCCTAAGATATCAGCTTTAAATTGATTATTTACTAATGCCATTTCTAATGAGCCAGTATAACCTTGATTAGAAAAAGCATTAAAGTATTTTGTATTATCGGCATAGAAGTCTGCACTTTCTCCCGCAGGATCTAATGAAAGATTTACTGCACCTGGCATAGCAAATGGTGTTCCATAAGTTATTGTTGGATTGCCATTTTCATCAGTACCATAAGTGATTTTTGCGATGTGTACTTCCTTTAAACCGAATTTTACTTTGTTTGCTGAAGTTGGTGTTGGCATATTTATTCCTCCTTATATTTCATAAAAATTGTGATATATCTTTTCTTCTTCATCCCATACCTCATCACTCTTGTTATATGGGATTTCATTTGTAGTTAATAAGTCCTCGATGTTTTCTTCTAGTGTAGGGTTTTTAATGCTAGTAACAAGTTCTATCTCATACTCGTATGGTCGATAGTATGTTATGTCTTCAGCTTTAAATGTCTCTGGTGCAGTTTCACGATATACAACAAATGGTGGTGTTATATTCTTGTCGCTATCAAAGTGGTCGTATGCTACTGGAATATTTAAAGTTTTTAATAAATCATAAATTGTTTTATGTTTCATTATTTACCTCCGTTATTGATAATAGTTTCTACTCCCTGTTGATATTCTTTGACACATTTTTCTTCAACTGGTGCTATGTGTACTTTAGGGGTTGTTCTGCCACCATTTCTAGTGGCATGTGGCTTTTCTAAAAGATGTGTTAGTTGATAGTTGGTTGCATTATGAATAACACAATCAACAAATCCTCGACCTTTGGTTGTCGCTACTCGCCATCCTTTAGCATAGTCTCCAGTTCTTTTTGGGCTTGTATGTTTTAATTCATTCATTCCCTTTTTCGCTACCTGTTCGGCTTCTAATGTTATTGCATCTTGAATATCATAGGCATAGTCATTTAATATCTTGTTTACTTCTAAAATCCCTTTGACTGCCATTAATTAACACCAATTTTCTTGGCACAAACTAAAACGATATCAAACTTGTTCTTAGGATCTATTGTTCTAATAACTTGATATCGTGTGTTGTTCCATTCAATTTCGTTTTGCCCACCATAGTTAAGTCGCTTTATTACAAACTCCATACTTGGTGTTAAACCATTCATTGTTGCATTGTAAAACTCATTCGTTCTTACACTTTGTTTCTTGGCATAACATTTCGTGGTAGTAGAGGAAGACACTATCTCATTACCGATAGCATCTTGCCCTTGTACCTCGTTAATTAAATAAATAATTTCACTATATTCCACTTGTGATATATTCTCCTGTATGTCTTAATACATCTTTTTGTAATTGATAAGAACTGTCATACATTTTACTATTTACTACATCTAAAAACGATAAAACATAAGTTATTATCGCTGCTTGAATTAAACTATCAGGATTATTAACTAATGTATCGACTATGCCGATACTCTTTAAATCTAACTTTGCCGCTTCAATCCATGTTGTTATCATAGTATCGAACTCGTTATGATTTATTCCTTGTATTTTTTTGATTTCGCTTAGCATAGTCTACTACCTCATTTCTAATTAAGCACTTACGCCTGATTTTGCAATTAAGCAGAATGATTTATCAGCAACTGCATTGATACCTACATAACGGCGACCTAATATTCTTACTAAATCTTGTGTCATTAAAGTAGTATCATCGTATTTAATTGAGATGCCTTCTCCTTCAGGGTAGTTAGCTAATGCACCATGGTTGAAGTCTCCTACGATACAATATACTGCATTTGCATTTGCTGCTGAGTATGCTGGTAGAGTATTATTGAATACTACTGTTGCACCCTCAAAAATGTCTGCTGGGTAATTAGCAGTGTATTGTGCTTCTTTGAATGCTGCATAAGTTAATTTATTCATAACTACTGTTATGTCTCTTGTTTCATCACTTAAGTTAGCAATAGCTTGAGCGATTACACCAATTCCAGGTGCTGCTGTAATTTTATTAGCAGATACTGTGTCATATACACCACTTGCATTTGCACTTAAACTTTGTGGCAATTTAGAGATTTTATCTACTAATTCATCAGCACATTTCTTTGCGATACGATAAGTGATTTCATCATAGATATAATTTAAGAATGCTTCTCCTCTCATATCTAATACTTCATCACTTAATGAAATCCATTTTTTAATAGATACTGGTGTTAAAGTTACTACACCTAATACTAGGCTTTCTTCACTTACAGCACTATTACCCTCTTGATGTACTACTGCTGCATCTCCTGATACTTCAAATTGTACTTTTAAGTTACCTTTAACTGATAAAGTACGAACTCTTGCCATTAAGTCTTCTCTTTCCCAAGCAGTCTTAACGATGTCATATACCATATCTGGTACTTCTACTGTTGCACTATTGCCTGTTGCATAGCCACCAGTTGTTATCAATGCTCTTAATTCTTTATCATCATTTGATTTGATATATTCTGCATAAGCATTGATATATTCTTTTGAATTTCTAAATTCTTTGTTGTTTTCCATTTTTCTTTCCTCCTTAACAACTTCTTTTGCTACATAACTCTTTTCTTCGAGTTCAGTAGCTTCTTCTTTTACTTTCTCTTGTTCTTCAATTTGTGCTACTTCTTCGTTAAGTGCATCTACTTCAGCATTTAATTCTTCTATTTTTTCTTCGCTTGCTTCAGGGATTTCTTCACGAATTTCAGCTTTGCGAACTTCGATTTCTTCTTTTCTAGTCATCTTCTGACCTCCTTTAATTTTTTTTGCTATTTCAAAGCATAACTGCTTATTATGGCTCTCCAGCCTTTATTAAACGATTTAGTTGGTTTACTGATCACACCAACAAAAAAGCACCTCTCCAGGTACTTTCTCATAATCGTATTAACCTAACTTTGCTAAAAGTTCTTGTTTCTTTTTCTCAAGTTCTTCAGCTTTTCTTTGTTCTTCTAACTCTAATTCATGGGCTTTTCTTAATTCTTCCCTACGAGCTAAGAAGTCATTGTTATTTAAATCTCTTGCTACACTTACATCAGTTGCATTATAGAATGGTTGGTCTACTACACTAACATCGAATACTTTGCCAATTTTAGTAATTGTTCTTGTATCAGTATCATAGTCGTAGTTGTCCTCATCTACTGTGAATGCAAATGATTGTTTGTCGATTAAACCACTCTTTATTGCATTAAAAATGTTGCGATGGTCAGTTATATCATCTTGAAGTGTTGCATCGATGTATAAGCCTTTTTCATCAACATTTAAGCCTAATGAATGATTACGAGTTCTTGCTAATACCATAAAACTATCATTGTGGTTATATCTTAAAACTACATCGCTCATATCTGCTCCATCAAATGCTCTACTATCGATAACTTCAGTGTATGAGTATGTTTCAGGGCTGTTGAATACTGCTGCATAACCTTTAATTTCCATTTTGTTATCTTCAGTTTCTTCGGCTCTGAATTGTAAGTCTAGTTTTCTAACTTCCTTGTTCTTCATTGTCATTACCTCCTATGTTCTCATTTATTTCGTGATTTTGGTCTATCATAAATACATCGCCACCCTCAACTGGTGCTAAATTAAAGATTTCTCTTTGTTCGTTATATGTAAGTATGTTGCCACAATATCTAATCAACTCTATTTTTGTTTTATTTGAGGCATATTGAAGTCTATTGCTTTCGAATAGTATTTCATTGCCAAAATTCTTTTCAGTCGGTGTGAATAGTTTATTGCTAAATTCAAGGCTCATTTGTAAACCTATTGGCTCTAATACTGATTCATAAAAAGCATTCCACTCATCTTCAGAATACTTTGACTGGATGATGTTTTCATTTATTCCAAAATAAGAGAGTATCTTATCATCGATACTCTTAACTTGGCTATCACTTGCAGTTGTTGGCTCTATCTTAACTGGTGTAAAATCAGTTGTTGCATCTAAACCACCAATTCCTGATTTATCACTATGCTTAATAAAATCCTCTACAAATTGATCTCGCATTTTTTTGACATCTTCAGGCTTAAGCATTGCCTTTGTAGATTTCAATACACCTTTGATGTTTTGTGTCGTTTTTATGGCATTTATAATGCCCTCATCAAGTATATGTTTCATTGATAGTGTTTTTACTATTGGTAGTGTGTTGCCACCAAATAAACCATCTTTTGAAGTAAATCTTGTTAAATGAATACAACTATCGTATGGCACAAATCTTTCTTTGCTTCTACCAAACTTAAATTTAATCCATAACTTGTCTTTGAACTCATATAACTTGCTTTCATCAAAGTCTAGTGGGTATAAACCTGTTACCCTTAAATTCTCATCCCTCTGAATATAAACAAAACTATCATTGTATAACTCTAGGTTATTTATTATTTGATAATAAAACCTATAAGCATTTTGTACTTCATTTGGTTGCTTCGCTAATAACTTATACAAGTTATCTTTGACATTCTCCATTTTGCCATTAAAGTTGCGAATGTGTCTTGGGTGCATTTTGGCTGCATTACGAGCGATTGCATCGACACATGCTCTTACATCAGTATCATTATGGAAATCGCCCTTATAAGGTGTAAATACTGCTTTCTCGCCATCTAATATTTGAACTTCAGTAGCAGTTGGTTGAACTTCGCTTTTATCATTGCCAAATATTCTACTAAATAAACTTCTTCTTTCCATCTTAAACCTCCTCGCCTATGTAATTTAAATATTCTTGTTGTTTGTTTATATAAATAACATAAGCATCCATTAAAGAAGCTGCACCATCAATCCTTTGTCGTGCTTTTTCTTTTGATAGCATTATGTTTTCGTTATCATCAGTTTTAACTACCACATTGCTTAAGTTCCACTTGAGTATCGGGTTGTTATTATAATTTATCTTTTTGTCCATTAAATCGGCTTTCATTTGTTTTAGTGGTGCTGATTCAGTTTTGTAGCCTTGTCTTACTTCTACCATATCAAAGCCATTTTCTTTCATATCATCGCACCAAAACTGAGCATTCCAACTATCATAACCTACCCATAATGGTCTTAAGTCATTTTCTTGTACTTGTTCTAAAAACCACTTTGTTACATCATGATAGTCTATCTTGCTATCGCCACTTAATCTCAATAAACCTAAATTCAACCATTTGTCGTATGGTATCTTATCTTCGGTTACTTTCTTTTCTAAATAGTTGCTTGGGATCCAGTACATCTGCTTTACTCGTATCTTGCCTTTTACTACTCCAAGCAAAGTCGCACATGTTAAGTCGGTTGTACTTGATAAGTCGCAACCACCCACACAATAGCAGTCTTTCCATTCCTGGTATATTTCTTCGTTATTTAAATCCTCAAATGTCAACCAAGCATTCACACTATTTTGTCTTACATTAAAGTCTTTACATAACAAGTTAACTAGTTCTATTGGGTTATTCTTTGCTCTTTCAACTTTATCTCTTAAATCTTTCAATGACTTAATAACTCCTAAAGCTGGGTTTGCTTTATACCAGCATTCTTCTTCAGTCCACTCTTTTTCATCATCTAACTCGTAAATAATCGGTAGTAGTGTTTCATCAGGTATAGTTCCATCTATTACCTGGCTTGCATAATCGTACTCGATATCAAATACATTTTGTCTTATTGTTCCCATTGTACTTGTTTCTAGTAACATCGGTTGTTCTCTAGCACTCATACTATCGTACATAACATCAAGCAAGTTCTTATCTTTCCAGGCATGTACTTCATCGGCTATTACTAAATGGCTATTTAAACCATCTAGCGAGTTGCTATCGCTTGCTAAAGCTCTAAATGAACTATCAGTCGCATCGTAGTATATTCCACCAATCAAGCACCTTATTCGTTCTGCAAGCACTGGGCTTTTCTTTATCATCTTTTTGCTTTCTTCCCATACTATCTTTGCTTGCTCTTTTTTCGTGGCTATTGAATAAACTTCAGCACCACCCTCGTTATCTTTTGTAAGCATATAGGTTGCTATTGCACTATCTAAAACTGACTTCCCATTTTTTCGTGCCACAAAGAATATTGCCTTGCGATATTTCCTTAAGCCTGTTTCACTATCTACAAAACCATATAAGGCTTGTAAGAATGCTTTTTGAAATAATTGTAGTTTTAATGGTTTACCATTCCATACTCCTTTAGATTGTCTACAATATTTCTCTATAAAATGAATACACCTTAAACTTTTCTTTTCATCAAATATATAAGTGTGTGTTTCTACTTCGCCTGTTGTTTTATTTAAAAAAGACACTTTCCTCGGTGTCTTTATATCTGCTTCTAGTTTGTTATATATTGCTTTTATCTTCTTACATACTTTATTTGGGTTTTTCTTTATCCATTCGTTGTATTCTTCTATGTATGTCATAGTTCATCATCTTCAAAGTCTTCCTCATAACTTGTTTCTTTTGGTAGCAAGTCATTTAGCTGCTTTATACAACTTGAGTAGTTTTTTATTAAAGTATTGTATTGATTTAAAGCTGGATTTGCTCTTTCTATGTCATATTTGCCTTGACACATCTTTGTTACTACTCCACGATCCTGAACTTCCTTTTTTAAGTTGTCTAGTGTTATTTGCATAAAGATTAACTCATCTAAAAGGCTCGTACATAACACTTTTCGGTCATTATCCAATGTGTCGATTGTTTCCTTTATCGATTTTAAGTTAAGTTCTTCTATCTTTTTCAAAATATCACTTCCTTTTGTCAAAATAGGGGGTCTTTGTCTATTTCACACAGTTTTTTGACC